GGCGAAGTAATACCACTCCTAATAACCGATTCAGCAAAGGCCTAGGGTTCTCGTATACTGACCCCATAAAAACCCTCGAAGTCAGAAACAAACAATTTTAGGTAGAAAATTGTAACTATATAGTTGGATGGAGCCAACCTTCCCAAAATGTTGAAATCAATCAACTCAAGAAACCCACTCCGGTGAAGAAAAGAAGGCAAAATACTCATTCTTATCCTTCGCAAACCTAGCCAGACTCCTAGCGATACCATAAGGCGCGATACGCAACCCATAATACTGCTGTGCCGCCAGTGCTACCTCGTCCACCAAAACCCCATTATCATAATGTAGCAAATCCGGTGCAATCGATTCCCAGCGCTGTGCAAGTGTATCAACCTCATTTCCCACCACAACCGGTGTGCAAATAGATTGGATTCGTGCCCACGGATCAGCAACAAAATACCAGCGCCCCCACTTTCGAATACGGAAATACTTGCAAAAGTACCTAACGTCGCTAGTGAAGAACTTCGCAGACAAATTAAAGGCCATACACATCATCTCCGTGGACGCATCGACATGTAAAGGTCCATCACTCTCCATATCGACGTCGTCGCCCTTCACGTCCAAGCAAACAAGAGCCTGCCTTGTCACGTTGGTTGAATACACGGTGGCAAAGGCCATGACCAACCCGTTGCGCAACAGAGTCTTCCAAATGCCTGAAACTCCGCACAACACCATGCACAACACAAGCCTGAACATCAAAGACACAGCCTTCTTGGCACCATGTGTCTCTGACCAAATCCTCAGCCGTTCCTCATTCAAACCCATGCGTTGATAAAACAAGAGTTCCGCCTTCAGACCAACATTATCCTGAGACCTATCAAAACTCCTAGCGTCTATGGAATAACTATTGGTAGAAACACGTGAACGCCTATCGGACTCCAAAGAATTGTACCACTCCTCATGATCCTGAACATTCATCTGAGAATTGATCTGAACATTGGGGCGTAACAATTCATCGAGAACCTTCTTGAACCGTTTGCACATTGCAGAATACGCGGCATTCACCGACCCATCTTCCAAGTACAAAA